AAATTATTCGGTAAATTTTTAGGTGTTCTCAATTTACCTGTAGTTGGTGATGCTTTATTACCAGAAGGAACAGCACAATATGATCAACTGACTGGTCCTAATGCATACTATAATGCTCCTGGTTATAAAGGTCCTAAACCAGGCGGATATGAAAATGGGGGTGGAATGTTTGGACCATCTTGGATGCCATGGAACTGGGGTAAATTAGTAGATAATCAAAGAAATACTAACCGTGGAATGGGATATGATGCAAGACATAAAAATGTAACTGACCCCGCTCTAAGAAGTATGATGGGTTTATCTTCACAAACCCGTTATGAAACAGGTGGCAGTGCCTTCACAACATTACAATCTTCTAGCAACCAAAGAAGAGACCCAGAAATAGCTTCTATAGAAGATGCTCTAAAAGTTTTGACTATCAAAATGTCAAGTCTTGAGCAGTATAAACCACCAGTGCCAGCAACTGCCGCAGCGGCACCTATGGGCGTCAGTAACCAATCCGCAAATGGGGATGGCGGAATAATTATCAACAATATTATGGCTGCTTCTGCTGGCGGCGGGGGTGGTGGTGGGGGTGCATCTTCACGCAATGGTTATAGAACTGCTGACACTGCTGCTCCACCAGACGCAAGTGGCACAGCAGCATTATTAAATCGTTCACCATTCGCAGTTTATAGATAATGGCTAATTTAAACGCACAAGTAAAAAAAGTTGAAATAATTGATAAGTCTGGTGTGTCGCATTTATTGACAGGCAACAAACCAGAAGCACAATTACTCAATATAAAAATTGTAGAAAGTATTGAGTATTCTACAATGATAGCAGAATTGATGGTTATGGATACTGGCGTAAACATGATTTCTTCTATACCCATTGTAGGATTAGAAAAAGTAAAAATGACCCTATCTGTTCCTGAAATGTCAGAAACAGAATATAAATATGAATTTCAAATTTATGCAATTCGAAATAGAATTGTTTCCGATAGAAGTCAAGCATATATTTTGGATTGTGTATCACCCGAAGCAATAACTAATGAAGTAGTTAGGATAGGCGCTACTTTAGCAGGACCAGCAAATGAATTGACTAAGAAAATTATAAAAGAAAATCTGTCATCAAATAAAAGAATATTTGATGAAGCATGTCTTTACAACATAAAAGAAATACCAGCATTAAAAAGACCGTTTGATGTAATTAATTCTTTCTTGCCGCGTTCCATATCATCTGCTGCATCATCAACATCTGGAGCAAGAAGTTCTGTTTCTTCTTCATCGAGTGGAAGCAATACAGCAAGGACTGCTGCCGCAACTGCTCGCACTGCTGCCGCAGTGGTTTCTGGTTCGGCGGGTTATTTGTTTTTTGAGACGTATAATGGATATGTGTTTAAATCTATTGACAGAATCTTGACAGAAACACCATATCGATTAATGTATGCTTACAGTAAAGCAAACGCATCTGAGAATACTCAAGCACCTAATGTGATTTTAAATTACAGTTTTGTAACGCAAGAAAATATTCTTGAGAAATTAAGACATGGTGTATATTCCTCGATGATGTCATTCTTCAATCCATCTACTTTGCAATATGAAGAATACTTCTTTGATTTAAGCAAAGAATATCCACAAATGGTTCATTTAGGAACCGACAATGCTTTACCTGACAATGTTAAAAACTTGTCACAATATCCTTCTAGAGTAATTTTTCAATCATATGATAATGAGACATTTCATAACTCTGCATCTCCAGCAAGTTCTGGTACACAGTATCCAGATTTTAAGAAGCAATGGATGGCACAAGCAATTAGTAGGATGCAGATACTAAATAATCAGGTATTGAATATCCAAGTCCCATTGAATTTTGAGTTGAGGGCGGGCGATAAATTAAATATTAAATTACCTAATCTTTCTGTAGAATCAAAAAGAAAGGAAGATATGTTTGATGAAACAAACAGCGGGTTATATTTAATTAAAACTATTTCATATGAAATCATAAGAGATAATACAAGAGGACTGGTAGCAGTCAACAACATTACTTTAATCCGCGATAATTTAGGAAGTTAATCATGGACAACATTCGCAAACATATTGAACGCGATAAGGAAATACTAGATGACCCTTTAGTGTCATCACAGTTTCGTAGACACGTAGAAGAAGAATTAGAGTCTTTGCAGAGATATCACGAAAGACATCCAGAGGATGAACATGACCCAACTCCATTGGAATTATATTGTGATGATCATCCAGGAGCAATAGAATGCAGAGTTTACGATAACTGATATGATACCCGAGCTAAACACCCCAGTAGGATTTTTAGGTAGAGATGGTTTCTACTGGTGGATGGGTCAAATTGAAAAACGCGATAACGTAAAAAAAGCTTATCGTTATAAGGTCAGGATTGTTGGGCAACATGTTATGAGTTGCTCATCGGTAAGTCCTGATGATTTACCATGGGCAAATGTAGTGTATCCTGTTACTGCTCCAAGTAGAGAAGGGAATAGTAATTCAACACCAGTTAAATTAGATAAAGGTGACTGGGTTCTTGGTTTTTTCCTTGATGGGCAGACAGGTCAACAACCAATGATTTTAGGTGCGCTACACAAAATTGTTGGTAGTACACCCAACCCATCTTTTTCCCCAAATTCTTATGGTAACAGTTGTTTAGCTTTCAAGAGATCTTTTGCCCCAACAAATACATATGTATCGGTGCCAAAGAGCGAGCAAGACCCTGCTACGCCTCCAAGCAATCCAGGCGGCGGTGGTGGTGGTGGTGGTTCCACACCCCCAGTAATTAGTGGTTCTAAAGAGGAAAATACCAAAACTAATCAATCAGGAAGACACCACTGTGTTATTTTACCTGATGCTGGTTGTAAAGACCCAAAGAAAAAGCAAAGTGATTTTGAAAGAGTTTTATCAGAATTTTTCGCATCAGTTCAAAATAATGGTGGGCAAATAGGAACACAGATTCTTAGCGATGTTACTGGAACACTAGTAGATTATTCCAATGCAGCAAATGGATACATCACTAGAATATTTGGATTAGCTAGAGCATATATTGGTGCAGCAAAAGCAGAACTATTCAAGCAAATCAAAACTGGAGTTTCTTCTTTACTCAAAATATGTTTGGGTATTCCAACGCCAACACCTCCAGACGCCACTGGTGCAAAAGCTCCAAAAACCAGTAGCAAAACTGGAATTCTTGGTAAACTAACAACTTTTTTGAATGATTTGTTGGGTAAAATTAATTGCCAGATAGTAGATTTAGAAACTGCAATTTTAAACTTTTTAACAAATTTAATTTTTGGTTTGATTGAAGATATTGTGAACGGTGCAACTTGTATTGCTGAATCTGTAGTTTCACAAATTTTATCAGAACTAGAGTCATTTCTTTCAGAAACAGTTGCTACAATTCTTGGCATATTGCAGGATATTTTGTCGATTGTAGCTTCTCCACTGAATATTCTGGGAGCAGCATTACAATATATCTTTCAGTTATTTGGCATCTCGTGTAGTGGACCGTCAAATGAGTGTTTAAGTGAGGAGGAACGAACATATTGCACAAAACAAAAAACAAAACCAGGAGCATCAGATTTTGCAGCTTTAGATCGTTTGATTGCCGACGTATCTAAGAATGGTGTACTACCTCTTCAAACATCATGTGAGTCTGCATTGGCGAATCCATGCCCAGTAGCAACAGAAGCTTATGTGACTGGCGGTGCCCCAGTAACTACACCACCAGATGATTCTTTAACTGTTCTTCCTCAAGTTGTAATTAGTGCTAGTCCACCTTCAGTTCCATATAACGGAAGCACCACGATTACGTGGACAAGCACAAATGCAGATTCCGTTGTTTCTTCTAACTTTGGTGCTACGACAACAAGTGGGAGCCTATTGGTAAATGATTTAACGTCTGATACCACTTATCAAATAGTTGTGCAGGGTTCTGATGGTGCTGGAGGAACTTGGAATACTAGTGCTAATACTGTAGTATTTGTGGGAATACTAGCATCTCCAGCACCTCCTGACCCACCACCATTACCTATTCCTGGACCACCACCTGTTTCAATATCTTCATCTATTGTTGGAACTATTGTGGTTGCTGGTAGTTCTTCAATTACATCATTGATTGGCACAATAGACACAATAACTGTAGACTCCATTGCTTATGTAAGCATTTCATCTACTTCTAGTAATTCTTTTGTTCCTACTCTTGCGACTAGCATTGCCATTGGCACTACTCCCATACCTCCTTCTGCAGTCCAGGTACAATATTCATTGACGACTAATAAGACTTTAGTTACAACATCAGATACGGTAACATTTACATTTAGCGTTGTCAATGGTTCTGTTCCTAATGGTACTGTATATGATTATTTTATTTTTGGTTCGGTTGAATTGAATGATTTTGTTGCTAAAACCATAAAAGGAACTATGACCATGACAAATGGTACTGCCATAGTTAACATACAAACTGCATCTTCTTTTAGTTTTTATGGCGAAAAGCCAATGTCTTTTATTGTATTGCAATCTGGAAATTCATTAGCTTCGGTTGGATTTACATTATCAAATCCATCCCCAATAATTCCTACTTCTCCTATTACTCCAGCAATAATAAAACCAGACTTGTGTAAGGTAGAAGTTGATAGTAAAGGAAAAATTATGAGTGTTGGTATTTGTGTAGTTGGTACACCATATGCAAGAAAACCAATTATTACAATAACAGGAGAGGGGCAGGGAGCATCTGTTGTGCCTGTTTTAGATGAGAAAGGATATCTAGTAAAAGCAAAGGTATTGAGACCTGGCATTGGATATGTTCCTACTAGATATAATCCGAATTGCATTATCGATGGGTTTATTATTATAAGACCTGGAGTTGGTTACACGCAACCACCAACAATCTATGTCGATGGCGATGATACAATTGCTAAAGCAGTTGTCAATTCTAGCGGTTACATGATTGATGTCGAAGTAATAAATAAAACTAAGACATTTGACACATTTCCAACTATTGAAATAATTGGTGATGGGATGGGAGCAAAAGCAATACCAAGCTTGGGTTGTCTTGACGAAGATTCATATAAATCATATGTCTCTGAGGTTGCTCCTTCTGGTACAGATAACGTCATTGACTGCCCGTAAAAAATTATGGCAACGAGTTGGTTAGAGTTACAATCAGATTTAAAACGAGGCGCAGCTAGACTTGCCGTTCCTAAATCAAATTTAGGATGTGGTTTAACATACACTACAGGTACGCCTGGTAGTATATTAAATTTACCAGACCCGTCTGTATCTGCTGCTAGTGTTACAGACGCACTGAATTCAGTACAAGATGCAATAGATCAATTTGGGTCTGATGTCATGTCAGTCCTCCAATCTATTGGTGCATTTGTACCCGATGGATTATTTACTGCAGACTCTGCTGTAACTTCAACAACAGTTGATAGAGATGCGCCAGATGCTGTTGATCAACATAGTACTGAAACGATGGCTGGTGGTAATATCGCAGTTACTACTGGACATGATACGCAAACAGGCGATTCTTTCTATCAAATACGAACATCATCTGGCTCTGGTATAACATTTGATACTCAAGGTGGGTGTTTTATCACAACAGCAAAAAATCCAGATGAAGATCCAGATACTGGAAAGTTTGTAGTTACTGCTAATGGCATGGCATCATTTAAGTGTCGTGAAGGAGTACTCTGGGAAATTAATAACGATAATAATATTAGAAAAACTTCGTTTGGTCTAAACCTTTTAAATGGTGCATTAGAAATAGCAGTTAATGTTGGTGATATTACAATTAGGGGAAATGATAATATTATTATTGAAGCAGGAAAATCATTAGAACTAAAGGGGTCTGATGTTAAAATACATGCTGGCACAGGAACTGGCACACCAGCTAAGGACGGGAAACCAGTTACTGATGAACAATCAGGTGTTGTTGAAATTAAAGCAGGTGTTTTTAAAAATTCTTCTATAACACAACAAAATATAGAAGGAGCTAGTTTTCATAAAGTAACGGGTGAAAAAACTTTTGTCATGGAAGATTCACAGGCAGCATTTACAATTGAATCTAAAGGTAGTTTAGAACTCAAGTGTAAAGGAGATATGATCGAAACTATTGGTGGCAAAAAACTCACCAAAGTAATGACATATTCACCTGCAGATTTAATTTTAGATGGCGGCATTCCTCCATTATCAATAATAACAGATCAATCTGCTGGATATTATATCACAAATGCTCAACCAATGGTTCCAGCTGATTCTGCAGAAGCCGACCTCCCAGGAACATTATTACAAATAGTTGGTAGTGGGCCAGGTGGTGCGGGTATTAAAGTTGATGCTGGTATCAAAGGAAATATTATTTTTACTACTCAAACAGGTAATATTGCTTTTGCATCTGAAACTTCATTATACGCTGATATGACACAACCTAGTGTATCGCCACTTGATCCTAAGTTGATGAAAGGATTAAAACCAGGAATGTATATTGGTGCTGCAACAAAAGCTGTTCAAGTATATAGCGATACTGAAGTTGCAATGGGATTAACCGTTGGTCTTGGTCCACCGAAGGCTCCATTCACGGATAATTCTGTTTCTGTAAGTCAGAAAGGAACTTATATTACTGATAGAACAAGAGGAATCTATCTGAACTGAGATTGACAAACACGCTAAATATTGCTATACTAGCAATGTGGCGCTTTGAGAACCGATGAATCTCCAAAATCCTTCAGAACAAGCTCTTAACAAAATCATTGTAGACCTCTATAATAAAAAGGTAATCATCAGAGGCGAAAATGAAACGACACTCACCTTTAGATGTGCTACAATCAACGAGTTGGTTGCTCTCAAAGAAAAATGTAGTAAACTCTTAAAGACAGAGAACTTCATTTATCGCTAATGCTGGTTTAGCAATCTGGTGAATGCAACGAACTCATAATTCGTGTGAGGTGGGTTCGATTCCCACAACCAGCATTTGACAATCCCAGCAACGTCTGCTATGATTGTTTCATACAAATGGGAGCATGGTGGAATCGGTAGACACACCAGACTTAAAATCTGTTGGGCAGTGCCCGTGGGAGTTCAAGTCTCCCTGCTCCTATTTCTCACTAAATAAATTGTAGTGGGAATGTTATGAAATACACACTATCACAAGCATATGTCTTTTATATGGGACAGGTTGTGCGTATGTATTTCATACAAAATCTTCCATATACGTTTGATGAATTACCTCATATAATTCAAGATCATCCATCAGTTCAAACTGAAGCATTATCTCATCAAGATTATGATGATGAGGACATGTGGAGAGTATCAAATTATTTAATTATGGAAGAAATGCATCCTTTGATGTTTGACTTAGAAGTAGAAAACCCCGAATTGTTACCTAAAGATGATTGACGAATTTTGTGAATACTTTGAAGGAACTTTTGAAAATAAAATGCAAGCAATGTGCGAACCCACAAAGTTTGCTATGATTGAACTACTTCATATTCCTTATGGTGAGCGTAAATATCGTTGTATTCAACGTTATTATGTTGACAAGAATC